GGTAGCAACCGATCCATCAAATCCTGTTGAAGGACAAGTTTGGTATAATACAACTTCTAATGTTTTAAAAGGTCAAGCGGCTACAACTGTTGGTTCGTGGAGAACTGCTAATAGTATGAATACTGCTAGAAGATTTCTAGGAGGAGCGGGCATTAATACAGCAGCTTTATTATTTGGAGGAGAAGTTAGTGGAAGTGGTTCTGGAGTAACAGAATCTTACAATGGAACAAGTTTTACAGAAGTTAATGATTTAAACACTGGAAGAGTTCGTATAGGAGGTGTTGGGGCAGATAATACAGCAGTTTTAGCTTTTGGTGGAAGTGGTCCTCCAACTTCACCTAATTACAAAGCAGAGACAGAATCTTTTAATGGAACTAACTGGACTGAAGTAAACAATTTAAATGATGGAAGATGGGCTATGGCAGGTAATGCTGGAATTCAAAATGCAGCTTTATTATTTGGAGGTGCTCCAGGAGAGGTACCCTCTTCAGGTCCTAACACAGAAGTTTGGAATGGAACAAATTGGACAGAAGTAAATAATTTAAACACTCAAAGATCAGAAAATGCAGGATCAGGAACATATACATCTGCTTTAAGTATAGCAGGAACTCCATCTTATCCAACATCAACAGCAGTTGTGGAACAATGGAATGGAACAAACTGGACAGAAATAACAGATGTGAATACTGGAAGAAATGATTTAGGTAGTTTAAAAGGTGGTGGAACAGTTACAGACACTATAATTTTTGGTGGAATAAATCGTAGTGGTCCAACTATCTACGCAAATACAGAATCTTGGAACGGAACTTCATGGACTGAAACAACAGATTTAAGTACAGCAAGATATGGTCTTTCAGGATCAGGTACATCAACAGCTGCATTAGCTGCAGCAGGACTTACAACAGCAGATCAATCAATAGCAGAAGAATGGGCAGGTCCAGGTGCTGGAGTTACAAGAACGTTTACCGATTCATAAGACTTGTAATATATTTTAATTAATATATATTAGTCTTAACTATAAAGGATAAAGCTATGAAAAAAGACGTTAAAGAAGTTATACAAGGTGAAGAACCACATTTAAATAATCTATTAACAACTGAAGATCTATCATCGTTTAAAGGTATGGTAGACGAGCTTCGTGATACATGGACCAAGAAACAAATGTTTCGAACAGAAACAGAAGCTAGGTTTTCTGTACTACAGGACAATCGTTATCCAACTAAAGCATCAAAATACTGGCAGTGCGTTAGAGAACAATCATCATACTTAGATAATCTAATGACATTATCTTTTGACTATAGAAGAAATGAAGCAAAGATTAAATGGTTAGAAGGTAAAGTTGAAAAAGAAGAAGATGAATATAAAAAAACTAAATATAAAATAGATTTAGATGAAGCTATATTTGGTAAAGCTTCTATGGAGAAAGTTGCTAAACATAGAATGAGAGAAATTAAAATGTGGTCTAAATTAAAAGGTGAATTTAATGATGGATCGTTTAATGATAAAGATGTTAATCAACATCAGTTAGAATCTTATGGATTGCAATACCATGAAAAAGCAAAAACGTTAAATCAAAACTCATCAGAGGCTGAAGTTTTTAATGTAATGGGTCAACTACAATCATTACAAAGAATTAAAAAGTCTGGTGAATTAGAAAGTAGTTATCAAGAGAAAGAACAAATTGAACAACATGGGAAACCAAAACCGTAAGTTATTTTTTTTAGTTGCATTACCTAGATCTGGAAATACTTTATTTACGAGCATTATTAATCAAAATTCAGAGATAGCTTGCACAGCTAATTCTGTAACTTTAGAAATAATGAAAAACATTTTTTTAATAAAAATGACAGACACCTTTCAAAATTTTCCTGATCACAGATCTTTAGATAATGTGTTAGATAATGTGTATGATTTATATTATAAAGACTGGCCTCAAAAAATAATTATAGACCGTGGACCTGTAATGACAAGTGGTAATCCTGGAAATTTTGAATTAATGCAAAAACATTTTAAACATGGTTTTAAATGCATTATTTTATTAAGAGATTTAATGGATGTGTTTGCAAGTTATATGCAGTGGTATACAGAAAACCCTAGTTCATTTGTAAATAAATTAGGATTTAATGATGAAGAAAAATTACTAGCTTTAATGAAAGAAAATGGTGCTATTGTAAAAGAACTTAAAGCTATTCAAAATTCATATAATTATCCTAACCTATGTCATTATGTACGATATGATGATATGGTTTCAAATCCTGAACAAGAGTTTAGAAAAATTTATAACTTTATAGATGAACCTTATTTTAATCATTACTTTGATAATTTAAATCAAGTTAAAATAAACGGTTTGTCTTACGATGATAAAATAGTTGGTGATAATATGCATAAACTATTTGATGGACCTGTTAGAAAAGTATACAATCCTTACATAGAAAAAATACCAAAAAATATTAGAGAAAGATATGAACACATTAAAATTTGATTTTGTATTTTTAGGTCAGTCGGTTTTAAAGTATCAAGTACCGCTTGATATATTTACTACAATTAATCAAATCTACGAACAAAATTTTCATAACCTTGCCCCTGCAAACGAACAATTAGTGGGTAAGATAAAGAACGAACATTCATTGTTTTATCATGGTCAAGATGAGTCTAAAATGAAAAACCATAATATGTTACCTAGAAATGTTACAGATTATTTTATGCAAATATTTAGACACTATCTAGCATTTAATAAAATTAGAGATTATGAAACTCATTTAAATTCTATTTGGGTTAATGAAATGAAACAACATGAATACAATCCTACACATATTCATAGAGGTATGTTATTTACTGGATTGTCTAGTGTAATGATTTTAAAACTACCATCAACATATGGTAAAGAATATTCAGCAGAACACATACAACAAAATGGTAGACTACAAATATTAGGTGCAGCTAATGGTCAGTTTGCTAAAATAGATTATCAGCCACCAATGGATCTTAGAGATTTTTATATATTTCCATATGACATGAGACACTGTGTATATCCTTTTAATGGAACTAATGAAACTAGACGAACACTAGCTGCAAATTGTGATGTAAAATTTGATCCTATTAGAAATAGAGGAGCTACTTAATGGATAAACAATATTACATAGATAATCATATAGGTATATTTAAAAACTTTATGCCAAACGAATTGATAGATGATTATAGAAATTATTTTAATAAGTGTGAACAACAAGGTGCAGTGTATCCAAGGCATGTAGATGAGATGTTAGTAGCCGATAATGCAATCGATACCATTAGAGACACCAATGTCCCTATGACTTATAACAACAAACCTTTTATAGATATGTTTTTTAAAGATGTGTATCCTTTGTATGTTCAAAAATATTCTTTTTTAAAAAAATTAGCGACACATAATATACTTGAAGTTAAAATACAAAAAACTAAAGTAGGTGAAGGTTATCATTTTTGGCATTGTGAGAATGCAGAGATGAAAGCAAGAAACAGAATACTGGCTTTTATGATATACCTTAATGATGTAACCGAAGGTGGAGAGACAGAATTTTTATATCAAAAGTGTAGATTCAAACCAGAAAAAAATACTATGTTAGTTTGGCCAGCACAATTTACACATGTTCACAGAGGAAACCCACCTTTGTCGAATGATAAATATATAATAACAGGATGGGTAGAATACGGATATTAATATGATTACAGAACCACGTTGGAAATCTTACATAGTAGAAACCACACAACCAATCTTTACACCTAAACAATGTCAAATGATTATTGAAGCTGGACGTTCTGAACCTCGAAATAATGCTGAAGTTGGAAGTGATAAAGGAATTAAAGGTGGTCAAGTAGATACTAAAACTAGAACCTCACATATTAGTTGGATACCATTTAAAAAAATGGGAGATATGTATAAAGATATTGAGCGCATTATGAAAACTACAAACGGTAATCATTTTGGTTTTGATGGAATGACTATAACTGAAATGGCACAATACACCGAGTATCCAGAAGGAGGATTCTATGATTGGCATGTAGATAATGATGTGAACATGCAACACGAGCCACCTGTAAGAAAAATATCTATGACTTGTTTACTATCACCAGAATCAGAGTTTGAAGGCGGTGACTTAGAACTTCAAGCTGAAGGTAAAGTTGCAAAAATAAAACAAGGGCATGCAATATTTTTTGCATCATTTATTAGACATAGAGTTAAACCAGTTATACGTGGCAACAGAAAATCTTTAGTTATGTGGTTTGGAGGCACGCCATTTAAATGATGATTAAAGCTGCATACTTTCCAACAATTATATATGCTAAAGATGTAAATTTAGACAACAGACTTTTTGAAAAAGAAGTTCTTGCTTGGGCGGATAAAGACAAAGGAGTCAAACGAACTAACATGAATGGCTGGCATAGTGCAACTAATATGCATGAGATACCAGTGTTTAAACCATTAGTTAATGAATTATTTAAAATGCAAAAAGAAGTATTTCAAGAAGAGTGGCTAGAGAGCGAACCTTATATGGGAAATATGTGGGCTAATATAAATCCACCAGGTGGATATAACAGACCACACTTACATCCAAATTCTCATTACAGTGGTGTATACTATATTAAAGCACCTAAAAACTCTGGACAGATAATATTTAACGAACCAAGATCAAGTGCACATATGGTTATGCCAAGAAGAAAAGAAGGCACACCTCCCTCACATTTGTGGAGAGAAGTTAGAGTAGATCCGTTAGAAGGTAGAATAGTTATATTTCCTGCATGGCTTTGGCATTGTGTTGACCCAAATGAAAGCGATGAGATAAGAATATCAGTATCGTTTAATTTTTTACAGAAAGGTTTTAATGTTTAAAGACTATAAATATCAAGTAATAAAGAATGCTGTATCTTACGATCTAGCTAACTTTATATTAAACTATTTTTTACTTAAAAGAGATGCAACAGCTTTTATGTATAAACATAACATACATTCACAGTCACCGATACTTGGAACATGGACCGATAAACAGATACCAAATACTTATTCATGTTATGCTGATTTTGTTATGGAAACACTTATGGTTAAGATGTTACCAGTAATGAAAAAACATACTGGTTTAGATTTAATACCAACATACTCTTATGCTAGAGCCTATAAAAAAGGTGATGAACTTAGAAGACATAAAGACAGACCTAGTTGTGAGATTTCTACAACAGTTAATCTAGGTGGAGATCCTTGGCCTATATTTATCGATGGCACAGGGTCTAATAACGTCATAGATGAGTATAAGAACATACATAAACCCAACGCTCCAAAAGGCACAAAAGTCTTGCTTGAAGTAGGTGATATGCTAGTATATAGTGGTTGCGAACTCGAACATTGGCGAGAGCCTTTTGACGGGAACATTTGCGGTCAAGTATTTCTACATTATAATCATGTAAATGGCCCATTTG